GGAAGCTATGATGAACGCAGGTACACCTTGCCCAGTTGATGGATTAATTGGCGAGAAAGCTAAAGCTAGATGGACTGAAAAACGCAAACAAGAATTAACAGGAGCTACTCAAACTAAACCGAGTATGACTTGGAATGATTAGAGCAATACTATTATTATTTCCTTTGTCTTTATTTGCTGAAGTAGTTACTACTACCAATCTTATTAGCCAAGATTTTACAGATGGCTCATGGGATAACCCAGTTAATAGTTGGCACGCCCCTAATGATTTAGCTGGTTGGAATGGTTTAACACATTCAACTTCTGTAGTTTATGAGAATGATGCTTTAAAAAGTGGTTTTGACATGACTGCAGGTGCAGAGATATTTCACTGGTATAGTAATCAAACAGTACATATTACACAATCTGTAACTTTAGATGATGGTTCAGTTACATCACAAACTAAAAGCTATCTTGCTTCTAGGGGCACAATACATGATGTAGCTAACACCATAGTTATAGGTAGTAATACTAGTGCTAATTATGAATTAGGCATGAGTATATTGTTTGAAGACACTAGAGGGCAAATAGGACATTATTCTGCTGATGTTCGTGATCCATATATAACTTTAACTTACGATAATACGCCACCAGTACAGTTGTCAGATACACAAGTAACTGAGTTGAAGACAGTCAATGAAACAGTGTATAATGTAGCAGAAGATATAGACTCTTATGAGTATATACCTGAACAAGAATTTAAATTTGAAATAACAGAACAACCTATTATAGAAATGTCTATGGTAGAAGAATTTAATTTTAAACCACAAGCTATTGAGGAATTAAATGCTGGGGTTGTTGATGTATTTCAGGAGATACCATATGACAATCAAGCGACCTTCGAAGAAATCCCAACAGAAATCAAAGTCGAAGAAGTCTTTATTGAAACAAGAGAAAGTTTTAACGAAACCAAAGTTGAAGAATTTGCAAAAGAAATTATCTCCGAAGAAATTACAGCAGAAGCTCCAGTCGAAGAAGCTACCTCTGAACCTATGGAACAAACTGAAAGCAATGTTTCTGAATCTAAAACAGAAACTACAGTTGCTTCTGAAGAAGTAAATGAAACTATCGGAGAAAGAGAAACAACAGATAGTAGATCAAGAGATGGAGGAGTTGAAACAGTTATTGCAAGAGAGGAAACCCTCGAAGGCCGAGATACTGAGGTGGAAGAAGGCAGGGTTGAAGGAAACACTAGAGTCAGTACTCAAACTATTTCAATAGAATCTATAGAAAAGAAAGTCAATGAAACCCTTAAACGAGTAGATCAAAGACTAATGGCTACATCATTGATGATAGCAAAAGCTATGGAAAGCAATATTTCACTAGACAATTATAGTCGAACCAACAATAATATATTTAATAATCAATTAAATATTGATGGAGGTAATTATAATGACCAAAGAGAATATGTTGATTTGCGAGATATATATGCTAAGAATCAAAATGTTTATAATGACTCTATGGCACAGCGTCAAACAAACATTCAAAAAAATATTGATGAAGTTATAAGAACACAAGAACATCTGAGGAGGATTCGTGGATATTAAAGTAATCACAGGAGCTATTGGTTTAGTTATTACTCTAGGTGGATTGTTTGTCTATCAAGGACAATTAATTCAAAGAGTAGAAGTATTAGAAGCTAGACAATCAGTAGACATTAAACCCTTGACAGCAGACATCGCTATTAACAAAGCAGAGATAGCAGTATTAAACGCTAAAGTTAATGAGATGAAAGCAAGGTCAGATAATCCTCTATCACAATGATACAAGAAGCACTACTATTGGCGTTGCTAATAGGAGTTGTTATTACTGTTAAACCTGAATTTTTTAATTGGTTTTTTTATAAAATAAAAACTAAATATTTGAAGCCTGAAGTTAGCATCTTCGAGCTTCTAGCTATAGTGTTAATTGTTTTAATTTGTATAAAATTATTAACCTGGAGTTAGTTATGAGTATGAATATTCCTTTCACAAAACGTGAAATGAAAATCATAAAAGCTATCAAATCTATTGATAATCAAGCGTTGTTTAGAATCAAGGGTAAACTTGAAACTAGACAAGACTACCTTTATGGTGGTATAACATGGGATAGTGAATATATTCCTATACCATGGGAACATATACTTGAAAAGATAGATGAAGAAAAAGAAGATAGACAATATTAATCACCCTGCACATTATACAAAGGGTATTGAAACAATCGAGTACATTCGTTCTTGGGAAATGGATTATGTTCGTGGAAACATAATTAAATATGTTACTCGCTTTCCATATAAAGGTACTCCTGTGCAAGATTTAGAGAAAGCCAAATGGTATCTCGAATACCTCATTAAACAAACAAAGGAATAATTTTATGGCACTACATAATAATGGTGGTAATTTTACCAATGTAGGGGTAGTTCAACTAGACGATGAAGGCAATATGCTAACTTGCCCTACTTGTGGATCAACCCACATTATAAAACGAGGAAAAGATAGACACATTGTTGGCACACCACAAAGATATGAGTGTAGAGATTGTGGTAAAAAAACAAACAAACCTAAAGTAACTAAAAGATTTGAGTTACAAAATGATTTTACTGATGAGGAAATAGCAACAGAAGATTTAGTTAAGCTAAGAGTTGACACTTTTAACAGAAAAGAAAATAGAGAAAATAACGAAAAGTTTTTAAACATAAAAATAAATGATGATAAACCTATTGGCTTGTATATTATGGGCGACCCTCACATTGATGATGATGGTTGTGATATGCCTTCGGTAATTAGACACTTAAACTGTGTTAATGAAACCGATGGTATGTATGCTTGTAATGTAGGCGATTTACAAAACAACTGGGCTAGAAGAACTAAACTAGAAGGTCTTTGGGCACAGCAAACTACTTCAGCAGAACAGGCTTGGCAGTTAACAGAGTGGTTAGTTAAATACACTAACTGGTTATTTATTGTAGCTGGAAACCATGACATGTGGAGTGGAGATGGCGATCCTTTAAAATGGATTACAAGACCACTTAAAACAACTTATCAACCCCACAACATTAGAGTCAAATTAAAACTACCTAAACACAATATAAGAGTAAATTGTTCACATAACTTTAAAGGACATAGTATGTATAATACAGCTCATGGTATTGTCAAACACGCCCTATTCAATTCAAGAGATCATTTATTAATGGCAGGTCACACTCATGTTAGTGGCTATCTGCCAGTTAAAGATGCTGATTCTGAAATCGTTATGCACTGCGTACAAGTAGGCTCATACAAAAAATATGACAACTTTGCTAAGATGTTAAACCTACCCAATAAAATGATGTCGCCCTGTGCAGTAGCAGTATTTAATACAAGATTACCTGACACACACCCTGACTTTATTAAGATATTTTGGGAAGTTGAGGAAGGAGCAGAATACTTAACATTTCTAAGGAAACTAAAATGAAAACTAAACTTGTTCTATTACATTGGAAAGATGCTGTAACGCCTACTCAAGGGTGGACAGATATCAATGAACTAGAAACAGAATTAGCTGAGTGTGTTTCTGTTGGATTTGTTGTAGAAGAAAATGATGAAACAATTACAATCGTATCTCACATGACAGGAGATAATGAGGGAACTGATATTGATGGTTCATTAGTTTTAGATAAATCGTGGATTAAACATCGTGATGATTTAGTAATCCCATACACGCCTGATTTTGATATAACAGGCACAATTCAATCTTGGTTGGAGAAAAGAAATGCCTAAGAAAATAGATAAAGAAAAAGAACAAGCCTTTATAGAATACTTTTGTGAAGGAGATAGTGCTGGAAATGCAACTCAGTCTGCCATTAAAGCTGGGTGGTCTAAAGATAAATCGCCAAGACAAATGGGTGCTTATCTTAAAAAGAAATATACAAAAGAGATAAGAGAGAAGAATGAGGAGAGAATAACCTCAACTTCAGGCATGGCTATATCAGTATTACAGGATCTATTAAGATCAGAACAAGATGCTGTCAGATTAAATACAGCTAAGTTGATTCTTGAGCTTGGAAACTTCTCTAGTCAGACTATCAATCTAAATGTAGATAACACAAATCAAAAATCTGATGACGAGTTGATAGCTGAGTTAAACACTTTAATGCAAACTATCCCTAATTTTGCTCCAAAGATGAAAGGATATGCAGAAATGAAAGAAGAATCAGAAGTAATCGATTCTAACGAGCAAATTGATACCGAGAAGCGTGTTGTAAATTAGGCATGACTGGTTGCCTATGGACACCCATAAAAATGGATTTTTGGGGTATATATGGAAGCCGATTTTAAATAAAATCTTCTAATTTTCCTGTTTTTACCAGTATTGGAGTTTTTTCACCCACATAAGCAGAAGTAATATTAAACGAAATATATTCGTAGGCATCTTCATATGACATTTGATCTCTTGTTGTTAATATTTCAGCAATCTTATCAATATCATAAATTAATTTTTGTTCGGTAGATTCTTCGACACCTATTATGGCATCATCAAAGCCATTAATTTTTAATAACTCATCATCACCAATCATATTTTGTGTCATGATATAATCCTTTTTGAGGTTTTTTCTGTAATTTTCTAACTTTAACTTCAGACTCTTTAAACGAAACTGTTTCAGGTAATCTCTTGGACTCAGCTACTACTTTCTTTATTGCATCTTTTTCATCGGTTGCTTGGGTGCAACCACTAAAAGTTACTGTGGCTCTATAACAATAGTAATTCTTTTTCATGTATTACTTATCTCACTCTTTCTTCTTTTGTATTCTTGCCCAAGCTCATCTCTAAATTCAGGTATATCTCTAACATATTCTTTAGCAAAAGTATTTCCCCAATTTTCTAAATCAGATTTAGTAGTTATAGTGTTTAGTTCTCTAACTATTTTATTAAAAGCCCTTTGGGTATATTCTTTTCT